GAATCGCTCAAGCAGTACGCGGCCAAATCCCACGGTGCGGTGCAGCTGCGTTTCGCGGGCGCGTATCAGAACGACGATGACGGTTCCGTGCAGGCGGTGGAAATCACCGTGCGCGGCCGCTACAAAGAAGTGGATATGGGCAATGCCAAGGTGGGCGACGATACCTCGCACAAGTTCAGCATGCCGCTCAGCGCCTACAAGCTCACCATCGACAACGAAGTGATGTTCGATTTCGATTTCATGAACGGAATTGAAATCGTCGGCGGCGAAGATCGCCGCGCCGATATCCGCAAGGCTATCGGCCTGTAATGGCCAGGCGGCATCCCGCCGCCTGTCTCTCCCAATTCCCAATCTAACAAGGAACCACCATGACCACCGCAATCGCCCCAAAAATCGAAACCGTTGTTGTCGAGCTGGACGAACCGCTGACGCGCGGCAATACCCAAATCACCGAACTGACCCTGCGCCGCCCCAAATCCGGCGCCCTGCGTGGCGTCAGCTTGATGGATCTCATGAACATGAACGTGAGCGCACTGCAGGTGGTGTTGCCGCGCATCAGCGAGCCCGCCCTCACGCAATTCGACGTCGCCGCCATGGATCCGGCCGACCTGATCAAGTGCGGCATGGAGGTCTCTGTTTTTTTGGCACCGAAGGCGGACCGCGCCTTGGTCTCCCAATCGAAGTAGAAGATGCCATGGCGGACATCGCGACGGTATTCCACTGGCCACCGGCCGCGATGGATGACTTGGAACTGGCGGACCTCATGAAGTGGCGCGAGCGCGCGCGAGTAAGAAGTGGGGCGGAATAAATGGCAAATGAACTGAAAATGCAGGTGGTGTTCTCTATGATGGAGAAAATCACCGCCCCGCTGAAGAAGATTGCCGGCGGCGCCCGTGGCACCGGCAAAGCACTGAAAGACACCAGCGACCGCCTGCGGGAGCTGAACAAGCAACAGAGCGACCTCAACGGCCTGCGTGACCTGCATCAGGGCATGCGCAAGACGAATGCCGAACTGGCCACCGCGCAGCAGCGTGTGACCGAGCTGGCAGCCCGAATGAAGGGTGTCGAGAACCCGACCCGCGCCATGACGCGTGAATTCAATGCTGCCGTGCGCAGCGTCAAATCCCTGCAGGAGGCCAGTGAGCGGCAAGGTACACAGTATCGTGCGCTGCGCGAGCGCCTGACCGATGCGGGTGTTGGTTCGCGCCAGCTTGCCAACGCGCAGACCTGGCTCAAGAACAGCATTGCCGCCACCAACGCCGAATTGGCTGACCAGCAAAAGAAACTGGCCGCCAGCAATCGTCAGCAGCAGGTGATGGCCAATGCGCGCCAGCGCGCCGACAAGCTGCGCAGTACGGCGGGCGGCTTGGCCGCAGCTGGCGTCGGTGCCACGGCCAGCGGTGCCGCCATAGGCGCGCCAATGCTGGCCGGCCTGAAAGAAGCCAAACACTACGAAACCGAGAACGGCCGCGTGCGTGCGCTCGGCCTGGGACCGGACGCGACCGCCGAGGCGATCAAGTTTGCGCGCGACATGAAAACCTACGGCACCAGCCAGCTCGACAACCTGCAGTTGCTGCGCGATGGCATCACTGCCTTCGGAGACACGCATCACGCCGAAATGGTCGCGCCGATGATGGCCAAGATGAAATTCGGCAATCACGCCTTCTATGGGGAAGCCGAGGGCGCCGAGAACGAGCGCAAGTTCATGGACATGCTCAAGGTTATCGAAATGCGCAACGGCACCAAGGACATTGGTACGTTCTCCAAGCAGGCGAATATGGTGCAGCAGGTGCTGACTGCCACGGGCGGCCGCGTCGGTCCGGGCGAGTGGTTGAACCTGATCAAGACCGGTGGTATCGCGGCCAAGGGCATCAAGGATGAAGCCTTCTATTACCAGCTCGAATCCCTGGTGCAGGAAATGGGCGGCAACCGGGTCGGCACCTCGATGATGAGCGCTTACCAGAACCTCTATCAGGGCCGTACTACCAAGCGTTCCATTGCCATGCTGTCGGACTTGGGCCTGATCGGCGACCAGTCCAAGGTCAAGCATGACAAGGCTGGCCAAGTCTCATTCCTGAATCCGGGCGCTATCAAGGGCGCGGATCTCTTCCGCGAGAACCAATTCGAATGGATGGAGAAAGTGCTCTTGCCGCAACTGGCGAGCAAGGGCATCACCGACGAAAAGGGAATTCTCGACGCCATCGGCGGCATCTTCTCGAACCGCACGGCCGCGCAGCTCTTTTCCACCATGTACCAGCAGCGCACGCAAATCCACAAGAACGAGAAATTGAACCGGGGCGCCGCCAATATCGACGAGCTCGACAAGCTCGGGCGGGACACGGCCAGCGGCAAGGAACTGGAAACCCTGTCCAAGGTGGCGGACTTGAAACTGGAGCTGGGCACCAAGATTCTGCCGCTCTACGCCTCTGGCCTGCAGATGGCCGCCAATGCCGTCCAGGCGCTGACCGGCTTCATGGAGCGCAATCCGGCTACCGCCAAGGCCATGATTGTGGCATTCAGTGCCATCGCCGCCATCATGGTGGTGATGGGGCCGCTGATGCTCGCCCTGGCCTCGATCATCGGCCCCTATGCCATGTTGCACGTTTTGTTCGCCAAGATCGGTCTGCAGGGGAATTTGCTCATGCCGATCTTGCGGGGCATTGGCACGGTCTTCATGTGGCTCGGGCGGGTGTTCCTAATGAACCCGATTGGCCTGGCTGTGACCGCCATTGCCGCCGCTGCCTACCTGCTATACCGCAATTGGGAACCCATCGCTGGCTTTTTCGGCAATCTGTGGCAGCAGGTACGCGGCGCCTTCGCGGGCGGCCTGTCCGGCATTGGTGCGCTGATCTTGAATTGGTCGCCGGTGGGTCTGTTCTATCAGGCGTTTGCGGGCGTGCTGAGCTGGTTCGGCATCGAGCTGCCGGCCAAGTTCACCGAGTTCGGCGCCATGATCCTGCGCGGCCTGGTCAACGGCATCACCAGCGGCATCGGTGCCGTCAAGGATGCGGTGCTGGGCGCCGGGGCCAGTGTCATTGGCTGGTTCAAGGAAAAGCTCGACATCCATAGCCCGAGCCGGGTCTTTGCCGAGCTGGGCGACTACACCATGCAGGGCCTGGCCGTGGGCTTGAATCGTGGCCAGGACGGGCCTTTGTCTACGGTCAGCAGCCTCGCCGGCAAGCTGGCCAGCGCTGGCGCGGCCGTGGCCATTGGCGCGGGCAGCGTGCCGGCAATGGCCTTCGATAGCCGGCCACCGATCAGCGGTGGCAGTGCGCAGCCCGTCGTCTACCAGGGCGACACCGTGCAAATCATCATCCAGCCGACGCCTGGCATGGATGAGCAAGCCATCGCCCGCGCGGTGGCCGCCGAGCTGGATCGCCGCGACCGTATGAAGGCGTCGCGCCAGCGCTCGAACCTTGCAGATTGGGATTAAGGAAAAACGTCATGATGATGGTCTTGGGAATGTTCGTCTTCAGCTTGCCTACGCTGGCCTATCAAGAGCTGCAGCGGCAGACGCAATGGAAGTTCGCCAGCAATGCGCGCGTGGGCCGGCGCGATGCGGTGCAGTTCACCGGCAAGGGGGATGACACCATTACCTTGTCGGGCTGGATCGCACCGGAGCTGACCGGTAGCGCCTTCTCGCTCGATGCCCTGCGCCTGATGGCTGACACGGGCAAGAGCTGGTTCCTGATCCAGGGAACCGGGCGCATCTATGGTTCCTATGTCATCGAGAGCATGGACGAGGGTCGCACGGTGCTAGATGGCGACGGCGATGCCAAGCGCATCGAGTTCACCATCAAATTGAAACGCACCGACGATAGCGTACTGTCGTCATTGGGCCTGGGCGATATCTCGGATCTGCGCAACATGGTCGACATCGACGGCATCACGAACAGCATCGCCGACAAGGCCCGTGATGTGGTCGGCAGTGCCATCGGCGGCGTCAAGTCCACGGTGGGAGGCATCGTCGGCAACTTCGGCGGGGCTGGCCAATGACCACCACCGCGCCAGCCTTCCGCATTGTTATCGAGGAAAAGGACATCAGCCGCCCTGTCTCCGACAGGCTCATGAGCATCACCTTGCGCGAGTGCCGGGGTGACGAGGCCGATCAGCTGGATATCGAGCTGGACGACTCCGATGGCAAGCTGAAGATACCGCCCAAGGGTGCCAAGCTGAAATTTGCACTTGGCTGGCTCGGTTCGCCGCTGGTGGACAAAGGCGCGTTCGTGGTCTCCGAGGTGGAGCACAGCGGTGCGCCGGACCGGCTCACCATTCGCGCCAGGTCGGCCAGCATGATTGACGCGTTTCGCCAGCAGCGCGACCGCAGCTTCCATGAGACCACGCTCGGCGCGGTGGTGGAGGCCATCGCCGCTGGCAATGGCCTGGCATCTGGTATCTCGGCCGGGCTGCGCGGTATCGCCATCAAGCACCTGGACCAGACGCATGAGAGCGATTCCGCGCTGCTGCGCCGCCTGGGCAAGAAATATGACGCGGTGGCCACCGTGAAGAATGACACGCTGCTCTTCATGCCGATCAACGAGAGCCGTACGGCCAGCGGCAAGCCGCTGCCGGTGGTGAAGGTGGTGCGTGCGCTGGGCGACCAGCACCGATATCACAGCTCGGAATCGGACGCCTACAGCGGTGTGCGCGCATTCTGGATGGACGAGAAATACGGGCGACGTCGCAGCGTCGTTGCGGGCCAGGCTGGCAACAGCAAGCGCTTGCGCACCACGTTTGCGAATGAGGCCGATGCGCGCACGGCGGCGGCGGCCGAGTGGCAGCGCATTGAACGTGGCTTGGCCACCTTCGAGATGCAGCTCGCTCTTGGCGATGCCAGCATCATGCCGCAATCACCTGTAGTGGTTTCGGGATTCAAGGCAGATATCGATGCCACGGAATGGCTATCGAAGACCGTCACGCATTCCATCACCGGCAGCGGTTTTACTACGCGCATTGAGTTCGAAACCAAATCCGAGGAAGCCGATACAGAGCGCGAGCTTGATCACGATCCGGAGGAAGGCATCACCGGCGTGAAGGCGGAATGGCACGACAAAGCGAAGAAGAAAAACAGCAAGGGCACCGAGCTGGCAGGTAAGGCGGACAACGCCAAGACGCTGAAACGGAGCTACGCTACCAGGCAAAGTGCCGACCGCGCTGCAGCCCTGGAGTGGGCCAAGATCAAAGAAATCCGCGAGATCATCGCGGAGAACAACGCCGATTGACTATCGTGGCTTCGACCAAGATGATTTGGCGATAGTCCCGTCGTATATGCACTCTTTAACCAGTCCGCCGTCCACTCTGATAAAACTGCCGCTCGAATACACCTTGCCTTCGAAGTAGCAGGTATTTTTTGCAAGCGGCTCGGCCTCAACCGGCGCAGGCATTTTGTAGAGGAGCCATCCGCAAATAACAAGCAGAATCAAAACTAGCAACCAATGGACTAACATCTGCTTCTGCGCTCGGGCGATCGCTACATCCTTTTCGTTGCAGACCGCACATTCATGGGCCTTGTGCTGTTCGGAAGTCGGCGGCAGCAGACGCGCTTGGTCTAGGGCTCGATCAGTTTTAGCAGTGCCCGCATCAATCCAACCTTCGAGTGTCTCCTTGACCTTCGTGTAATGCTCAATGGGTAATTCTCGGAAATATTGGATGCCGTAATCTGCGATGAAAATCTTATAAATTTCGATCTCTTTATCACCGCATATCGCTGCCCACTCCTTCACCAGCATATTGATTCTTTTTCTCTGGTACTCAGTAATTCTTTGCACTTCCTTTTTGGCTTCGCTCAAGTTCAGATTTACCACGTTATTAAATCGCGGGGCCTCATGAACGTTGCCTTCGATAATCTGGCCGATATCGCCCTGTGCTTCTATTTTTTCTGACATTCAAAACCTACTGATTAACACCTTCCGCGTAACTTCCTGTCACGCTTCACGGCAAATTAAAACGCGCGCCACTCCCCAGGACACGCGCAAACCGAAATCGGCGCCCCTACACCGATATTCTTTACTTCTTCTCTATTTTGTTGCCCATGACTGGGCCTTGGAGCGTCCCGTGAATATCGCCAACAATATGCTGGCCGATGCTGCCACCGACGTTTATGTGTGAGGCGTTTTTGCGACCGGCCTCCGCTGGAGCCGCGCCTTCGATAACACCGAGCACGCGAGCTTTGCCGATAATGTCGAGCCGCCTAAATCCCTGGAGAACCTGCTGTTCATCAGAGGTCAAAGCGTCCGCAGTTGGAATCCCAAATATCACGTATGAAACATCTACCCCGATTTTCGAGACGGCGGCCATAAAGCCAATATCTGGGAGAGTTTTTCCTTGCTCGTAGGAAATTTGGGCTTGTTTTCGGACACCGCCGACCGCTGCAAATGCCTCTTGCGAAAAGCCGAGACGCAGCCGTTCGCTCTTAAGGCGTTCCCCAAAGGGTGAAATTTCCATCTTAATTTGTTGACTGGTACGATTTATCGGACTATGCTTCCGTCATTGCTAAGTGACGTATACAAATTTTACCCTATGTCTACACCTGCCATTTCATTGCCGCCAAGAAATGAAACTGACATTCCAGCTACCAGGGATGTCACATCGGTGGTTATGACCACCCGCCTGGATTCTCGCGAGGCGGAAAAAGTCTCGGCCTATGCGGTTCAAGACCATCGAACTCGCTCGTCCTTTCTCCGCCTCATGGTCCTGAAAGGTATTCAGGCGTACGAAAAAGAACACCAATCCGCAACCGCCTGACCAGGGGAACCTATGTACGACGATCCGCGCCACATCCGCGATCACCGAATCGTGATCCGCTGCAACGCCGACAACTACGCTTTCATGAAGTCGCTCGCCCAACTGCAGGGTGAAAACTTGGCGACCTTGGCCCACGACATGATGCTGCATATGGCCGTTGAGTTCGTCGTTGCTCGTGATGTGCCCATAGTAATCAATCAAAACATGCAAACCAAGGCGCTCAAGAGCCACTTTTTAGTGCCTCAAAATGCCTGATATCGAACTGACGCTGATAAGTCCTGCACTCGTTGAGGCATTGGAAATACTGATGGCGTGCGAGGGATTCGAGACAATCGAAGACGCCGCCGAGTTCGTTTTTTCCGCAGCGGTTCGTGAAGGTGCAAAGCGTGTTACCGGCAAGGCAAGAGTGCTCTATGCCGTTGAGGGGAAGAAGCCATGCGCGTAATCAGCATTCCATGCCCACACTGCCAAAATCGTGTGAGAGCAGCCAAAAGCCGCACCATGTCGTCAATGATGAAAGAAATCACGTACCAGTGCCAGAACGTCGAATGCGGCCATACCTTCGTGGCCACGCTTGAGGTCTCGCGCACCGTGTCGATGTCGGCCATGCCGAATCCAGAAGTGCGCATTCCGATTTCCTCGCGCGCATTTCTGGCTGCCAAGAACCAGATGACGCTAGACCTCGCGACCGTCTAAACGGCCGCCCCACTCCCGATAAATCAATGCCTGCCGTGCGCCCTATGGCGCACGCAGGATTCGCTCACCCTGAAAAAACATGGCCACGATTACCGATCAGCAAAAAGCCATCAACGCGGTCACCTTGACCAGGCTTCGAATGGATGAGGATTTGAAGGAATTCCGCTGCGCGCAGCGCATGCTGATGCACAAGGCCGCGCTCATCGACGAGGTGCGCTGGAACGTCATCTGGGAAGGCAAGAATGTCATTTCGAACCGACTCGCTGCGCGCCTGCAGCGCATTGATGGTCTGCTCGGGGAATGGTGATGCGTAGCCTGCTGAGTTACTTCGTTGCCGGCTTGCTGCTGCTTGCACCGGCCGTGCTATCGGCTCTGGGCTGGGTGAAAGGCTGATCATGCGCTGCGCCCGTATCAAGGATCATGCGTCCTTCCGTCCGGCCACAGATCTGCTGCGCGAGCGCGCGGCACAGGTGCCAACACCACCAGGCGATGAGGCTGCAAAAGCCGAGCTGAAAAAAGCCATGATGCTGCTGCGCACGCGCAAGCGGCCAAACCATCAGATCGGCGTCGCCTATTCCTGGGCGGCCACTGCCAAGCCGGTGCGCCGGCACATCCTGGCTTTGGCGGGACTCTCGGCGGACCGCTGGGAATCCCCCATTCACTCCTTTACCGAAGCCGAACGCCTGGCCATGCGCCATGCCGTGCTGCGTGCAATCTCGACCTACGAAAGAGCCCTCAATGCAGTATAGAAAAGTCGATGCGAAGACGCGACGCCAGCACAAGGCATTTCTCGATTCGCCTCAGTTTGCCAGCGAACTGGAACGCATCCCACTGAAGTGGCGCGGCCGTGTTGTTAGCCAGGCGCTTGAGCTCATGTCGGTATGGCACTGGCGCCGGATCTTCGAGCCGGTCGCCCTCGACTTCGTGCGTGACTTCGCCGCGCACTACGTGCCGGCCGGAATTGATCTTTCGCAGGATGATGCTGAAATCTGCGCCACTGCCGAGAAGGCGGCCGAGAACGTCAAGAAAATGCTGTGGAAGGCGATTTCCGACACGCACGCCCGCGACATCATCGAGCAGGAATGCAGCGATTACGGCATTGATGTTCCGGAGGTGGACGACGATGACCTGGGCGCCATCATCGCGCGGGTAGTGGACCCACGCTGGTGGCGCCGTCAACTGCGCAAGGTGGTCGGACGTGCCTTCGAGGGCGGCAATATCCGCTTGGGCTATGTTCACTATCACGGCGAGCCCTATGCCAGCAATGATGCAGTGCTGTCGCGCCTGGCGCAGAACAAGCGCAATGCAGCGGCCCTAGAAGCGACCATGGTGCGCAACGAGGCTGGCCAGGAATTCAGCATCGCGGAACTGGCCGAGAAGACCACCGCCAACAAAACCATTCGGCGCGGTGAGCTCATGCTGCGCATCAACGGCTTTGAAACCATTGCCCGAGAGTGCAAGGACGAAGGCCTGTTCCTCACATGGTCTTGCCCGTCCCGCTTTCACGCAACGCTACATAGCGGCAAGCCCAATCCGAAATATGACGGTTCCGATCCGCGCACAGCTAACAAGTACCTCGGCAAGATGACTGCCCTGGCGCGCTCGGCGCTGGCACGGCGTGGCATCGGACTGTATGGCTTCCGCATTGCTGAACCGCATCACGATGGATGCCCGCACTGGCACATGCTGGTGTTTGTGCGCGCTTTGCCGGACTACACCACCCCGCACGTCAAGGACGTGGCCGGCCGCGCTATCCGCGTCATGAAACGCTACGCCTGGCGCGTAGACCGTGGTGAGCCTGGCGCATTCAAGCGCCGTCTCGACGTGAAGCGCATTGACTGGACGAAAGGCAGCGCTGCCGGCTACATCGCCAAGTATGTGGCCAAGAACATTGACGGCGTAGCCGACCACAAGACCAAAGAAGGCTATGTGGTGACCACTGACACGGCCGGCGATTATGAGTTGACGCCATCGGCGCGCGTAGAAGCCTGGGCCGCCCGCTGGGGCATTCGGCAGTTTCAGCAGTGGGGAGGCGCACCTGTGAGTGTCTGGCGCGAGCTGCGCCGCGTTCCGGCAGACATGGTGCAAGAGGCGCCGCCAGCGATGGCCGCCGCCTGGGGTGCCGTACAAAAGGTCGAGGGCGAGAAGCGTGCATGCTGGGCCAGCTATTTGCGTGCCCAAGGCGGTGCCATCGTGAAGCGCGACGAGCTGATGGTTACCCTGGCCAAAGAAACCAAGACTGTCACCGGCCGCTATGAAGAGTGTGAACGCGTCATGCCCTATGGCGTGCAGTGCCGCCAAATGGCCGGGGTGGTGTTCAAGTCCATTCGGCATACATGGACGCCAGTTCAAGGGCACGACGCCCGCACATCGGCGGGTTCGGGGTTCCCTTGGACTCGTGTAAATAACTGTACGCAGCCCGCCGGGCCTGACTTTGCGGCCGATCTGTCCTTTGAGCCGAAGACCGCGCCGGCGCCGGTCACGTTCCAGCCGGACCAGGCCGCACAGGTTGAGCATGCCTGGCTTACCCTGGGCGCATGCCCCTGGCCCCGGCCGGCGGTCGATGACAGGCCAGCGTGGCCGACGCCGGCCATGACGGCGGACGAACAGCGCCAGGCCCTGGCCTCATGGGACACCATCAAGGCATGCCCCTGGCCGCGCTTGGTGCCGCTGCCGGACAAATCACCGCGCCACGGTACGCCGCGCCAGGTGGCCGACTGGCGCGCTGGCCGGCTGGATGTGACCGAACTTCCGATTGATACCAACCCAACGAAAGGGAACGCCCCATGACCGCGTTTCGCGTCGTCATGCGTACTGCCAGCGCACGCCATTCCTACACCGCCATCGCAGCACATAGCTGCGACGTGATCGCCGCCGCCGTCGATCGCTTTGGCGTGTGTTCTGTAACGGCCACCAAGGAGAAGAAGCAATGAATGCGCCCGTGAAATTCGATGTAACCACCACCACCAGCAAGCCGCGTGACTTCGTGATGCAGCCTCCGCAGACCCTGGACCGCATTACGTTCAACACGCCCGACGATGGGGTGCTGGCGGGCTATGTGTCGGTCATTCGTCAGCACCTGGGCAATGGCGAGCGATTCGCCTGGGTCGAGCTGGATAACGAACCGGCCGGGTTGTTCCGCGGTGTGCCGTTGGCAGACATCCTCACTTGCGATGATGCCGGAGACCTGCGCCGCAATACCTCGAACCGCGAAACTAGACGTCTGTGCCTGAGCGACTACAGCGCGAACATTATCGACAGGGGAAGAATGGATGTCCGCAATTAAAAATCAAACCGCCTGGGGCCAGCTTCTGCGAATACTGGCCGAGCAGGTGGCAAACGAAGTTCCCCAAGTCGAAGGACGGAGCATGAGCAGCCATCCCCGCAACTTGGCGACGCGCGCCGCCCGTTGGCGGAATCAACAACCTAAGCAGAAATATCGGGAGGCGAGATGAAAAAACAGTCCCAGAGCTCACACCAAAGCTCCCCATTTACTGCTGATATGCTTGAAAAAAACTCAAACATGCGTCCATTAATCAGGATGCTTGCAGCCCAGGCGGTGAAGAACTGGTTGACCGGCAACCCACTCAATACAGCAACATCAACGACACAAGATGGTAATGAAGGCAACGATCTACGCACGATATAGCAGCGACAAGCAGAGCGAGACTTCTCTAGATGACCAGTTACGAGTATGCCGGACTCGGGCAGATCGGGAGGGGGCTACTGTCGAATTCGAGCGCTGCGACGCTGCCATCTCCGGCTCGACTGCCGTTGGAAGCCGGCCGGCAGGTAACGCAATGCTGGCCGATGCCCTCGCCGGCCGCTTCGATCTGCTACTGGTAGAAGGCCTCGACCGGCTTGCACGTGATCAGGTGGAGCAAGAGCAAATTGTCCGTCGGCTTGAGCACCGAGGTATCCGGATCATTGGCGTTTCGGACGGATACGACTCGCGGCATAGCGGCCGCAAGATAATGCGCGGCGTGCGAGGTCTGATTAACGATCTGTACCTGGACGACCTGCGCAGCAAGACGCATCGAGGCCAAGCCGGCCAAGTGGAGCGAGGCTACATCGCCGGAGGTAAGTCCTATGGGTATGACATTGTGAAGGCTGATGGCGGGAGCACGTACCAGATCAATGAAAACCAGGCGCGCTGGGTAGTTTGGATTTTCGAGCAATATGCGGCAGGAAACAGCGTGCAGCGGATCGCACATGAGCTGAATAACCAGGGCGTGCCATCGCCACGTGACAGCACGTGGGCCGTATCAGCGATTTATGGCAGCCCGGTAAAGGGCTCGGGCATCTTGAATAACTCGATGTATGTGGGGCAGTACGTCTGGAACAGGTCTCAGTGGATCAAAGACCCCGACACCGGGCGGCGCCAGCGGACAGAGCGACCCCGAGAGGAATGGCAGACGGCCAGCCTGCCAGAGCTGCGCATCATTGATGACGAACTCTGGCGCCGCGTGCGCGAGCGCATCGACGCTGGCAGGGACGAGCATGGGCGCAAGCGCCAAGTCCGTCCTGCGACGACTCTCTTTGGGGGCATGATGCTCTGCCCGCACTGCGGCGGAGCAGTGGTTGCGATCAATGCAGAGCGCTATGGCTGTGCAGCTGCCAAGGATCGCGGCCCTGCCGTGTGCAAAGGATTTTCAATACTAAGAGAACTGGTCGAAAAGAGACTGATTTCGATCATCCGCGCAGAACTACTGTCACCGGTGGCAGCTGCCGAGTTCGAGAAGGCCTTTGAAGAGATGCTGAAGGAGAATACAGATTCTACGGAAGATGTTTCTCAGACAACAAAACGTATAGCACAGCTGACGACAGAGATCGGCAGAGTGGTTGATGCCATCACGATGATCGGTGTCTCGGAGGCGCTGGCGGAGAAATTGAAGACCCTCGAAAATGATCGCAGCTCACTGCAGCGCAGGCTTGCGCTCAAAGCTGCGAGCGAGGCAGCGCGCAATCCCAATGTGACCAGCATCTTCAACGAGATCCTGATGAATCTGACTGCTGCGCTTCGGGAAAATCCTCTGATGGCCAGAAAGATCCTGGGCGATATCTTTGGCTCGATCCAGCTGGAGCTCAGGGAAGACAATCAGGTGTGGGCCAAAATGGCAACGGCCCAGCTACTTAAGCAAGTAGCCGGGCCGTCTATATCGGTGGTTGCGGGGGCAGGATTTGAACCTACGACCTTCGGGTTATGA